GCGACATCAACACTTCAATGGGCAACTGCCTGTTGATGTGTGCCATGATGTGGGCCTATGCGCAGTCAAGGGGAGTGAGGGCGAGACTTGCCAACAATGGGGACGATTGCGTCCTCATTTGCGACAGGGCTGACCTGCCCCGGCTGCAAGAAGGCCTGACTCAGTGGTTCGCGGAGATGGGCTTCACTATGACGGTGGAGGAGCCTGTCTACGTTTTCGAGCACATTGAGTTCTGCCAGACTCGTCCTGTGTGGACCCCTGATGGGTACCTCATGGTGCGCACGTTCGACAGGGCGGTTTCGCGTGACATGTCTTCCCTTCTGGACCTCGCCTCTGGGCTCGGCGCATATTTTCATGCGGTCGGAGCTGGCGGGCTCGCTGCCTATGGCGGCATTCCTGTGTACCAGGACCTGTACCGCTCGATGCTCAGAGTTGGCAAGCCTAGCCGGCTCGAGCTGGTGGGCGGTATGCGGTACCTGGCACGTGGACTAAAGAGGGATTACAGGGTTCCGCACCCAAAGACCCGAGCTAGCTTTGAGCTCGCCTTTGGTTTGCTGCCCGACGAGCAGGTGTGCCTGGAGGAGTTTCTCAACGACTACCCCCTGGAACGCACCTTGTCGCAAGTGGTGACTCCATTTGCAGAGCATTGGTACAGGTGAGAATGGTGAACAAGAAGAAGAACAACAAGAAGACTCCCGGTGGCAAGTCGAGGCGGCGCAGAGCGAACGCCGTTGGCGCGGCTCTGGACACAGCTGCTCTCCAGTGGAGGCAGCTGCTTCTGGACCCGTGCAATGCCGGTCTGGTGGCACCCTGCTACACCGGATTCGGTACCGGCAACTACCTCCGCACGCGCAAGATTGACTTGTCCAGTGGCGTCGACGGTATCTACATGTTCCAGCCCAGCACCAATAACTGGTGGAGCGGCATCACAGGCACGACCGGGAGCGCGATCGTCATGTCCGGCGTTGGGCAGTACATGACACTGCCCTCCGGCGTGGAGTCCGTCCGGGTGCTGGCGGCCTGCCTGCGGGTGAGGTACATTGGCGCGGAGAGTGCCCGAGCTGGTGTGATTGGGCTGGTGGTGGGAACGCCTATGGTGGACCCGAGCACCTTCCTGACGGCCGGCTCGGCTATGGTGGGATGCCCTAGCGTTGCACGCGCGGGCGAGATGATTCA